GCCGCCACCCAAGGCACGGGCGCTGGAAAATGGAGCGCGAGAAAAGCACAGCTTGTGGCCAAGAAATATAAGGCTGCAGGCGGAGGCTATACATCATGAAGGCCCCTCAAAAAAGCCTCAAAGACTGGGGCAACCAAAAATGGAGAACGAAAAGTGGTAAAAAATCTTCTGAAACAGGTGAACGATACCTTCCTGAAGCTGCAATTAAAAGCCTCAGCGCTGCTGAGTACGCTGCTACAACGCGTGCGAAACGTGCTGGCAAAAAAGCCGGGAAACAATTCGTAAAGCAGCCCAAGGCCATTGCCAAAAAAACAGCGGGGTATCGCTAAGTCATGCCACTATTACGACTCTTCCTCAAGCCTGGCGTTGACAAACAGAACACCGAGTACGGCGCGGAAGGCGGCTGGGTGGACGCAGACTTCGTGCGCTTTCGTTACGGCCTGCCTGAGAAGCTGGGCGGGTGGACACAGTTTGGCAGCAGCTTGGTGAACTTCGTTGGCTTGACCAGCTGTATCTATACATGGAATGGTTTGGACGGTGCGCCCTATGCGGCCCTTGGCACCAACCGCAAGGTCTATGTCTTCTACGGCGGTGCGTGGGCCGACATCACCCCCATTCGGGCCACGGGCGCTGTGACGTTTACCACGGTCAGCGGCCAGTCTTTGGTCACCGTCAACGACGCGGCCCACGGGGCCATCCAAGGTGATTTTGTCACCTTCTCGAGCGTGACGGGAGACCCCGGTGGCATCCCCAACGCGACCCTGACCAACGAGTTTGAAATCCAAGAGGTGCTCAGTGCCAACGCGTACACCATTCTCTCGCCGACCCCGGCGACCAGCACGGCAGCGACGACCGGCACGGCCAACGCGAGCTACCAGATAAACGTCGGCTCAGACACGAGCTTTGTTGATTTTGGCTGGGGCACCGGCACGTGGGGCTTGAGCACGTGGGGCACACCCCGCCCAGCCTCTGCCGGCCTGTCGCTGCTGTCCCGGGTATGGCAGTTTGACAACTACGGCGAAAACCTCATCTTGCAGCTGGTGGACGGGAGCATCTTTGAGTGGCTGCCCAGCGGGGGCATCAGCACGCGGGCCGTGATCATCTCAGGAGCGCCCACGAAGAGCAAGTTTGCGCTCATTTCCACGCCGGACAGGCACTTGGTGTGCTTTGGCACGGAGAGCACTTTGGGGGACCCCACCAGCCAAGACCCGATGTTTGTGCGCTTTTCAAGCCAAGAGGACATTGGAAACTTTGTGGCCACGGCCACGAACACGGCGGGCGGTCAGCGCCTGACGGACGGCAACGAGATTATCTCTGCGGCGCGCTCGCGGGGCCAGATTTTGATTTGGACCGATACGGCGCTGCACGGGCAGCAGTTCTTAGGCCCGCCCTACACCTTTGGCTTCCAGCAGTTGGGCTCCAACTGCGGCATCATTGGCCCGCACGCATCGGCTGACGTCAACGGCGTGGCGTACTGGATGAGCAAGGACGCGTTTTTCGTGTTTGACGGTACGGTCAAGAAGCTGGCCTGTTCCGTGCAGGACTTTGTTTTTGAGGACCTGAACATCGCGCAGGCTTCCTTGGTTAACGTGGGCATCAACACGCAGTTCAACGAAGTCACGTGGTACTACCCGACGCTGAACAGCGATCGCATCAACCGCTACGTGACCTACAACTACTTGGAAAACGTCTGGTCCATTGGCACCATGGCGCGCACCGCGTGGCACGATACTGGCACGTTTGATCGGCCCATTGCTACGGAGTACCTGCCCTTGGACACAGAGGCCACGATTACCACAATCTACGGCCTCACACCGGGACGCAGCCACTTGTACAACCAAGAGACCGGTGTGGACGCCAACGGCCTGCCGCTGCCCGCGTACATCTACTCGGGCTACTTTGACATCGGGGACGGGGATCAGGTGCTGTTTATGCGCCGCTTTATTCCTGACTTTAAGAATCAAGTAGGGGACCTGACGGTGCGCTTACTGCTGCGCCTGTACCCGCAAACAAGTGCGACGCCCAGTTCCTTGGACCCGTACATCATCACGCCGACCACGGACAAGGTGGACACGCGGGCACGGGGCCGACAGATTCAATTGCGCATTGAGAGCGACGAGCTGGGAAGCCGGTGGCGCTTTGGCACGATGCGCGTGGACATCCAACCTGACGGCTTTAGATGAGCAAGATCACCAACGTCCGCCTGCCCAACGCGTCTCCGTCGGGCTACGACCCGCAGCAGTTCAACCAGCTGGTGCGTTCGCTCGAGCAGGTCATCTTCCAGCTCAACAACACCTACACCCCTGTTATCAGCCAAGACACCGCTGCTGCGGCCACTTGGATGAGCGCTGGCAGCGGTGCAGCGGGCGGCTTTGCGGGGGGCATTCGAGGCTTTCAGCTCTCCAACGGCATGCTGCAGCCGCATGCCATGCTGCTGTCCACGGCGGACCAAAACAGTGCGGGCATCACCAGCGAGAACATCCTGACCTACAACACCGTGGCACTGAGCAACGGTATTCGGGTGGTGGACAACAGCAAGATTTATGTGCCCTGCTCGGGGCAGTACTTGGTGACGTTCACACTGCAGATGACCAACCGCAGCAACACGGCAGCGGAGTTTGAGATATGGGCCAAGGACACGGGCGTAAACTACCCGCTGAGCAACACCCGGTTTGACATACCGGCACGCAAAAGCGCAAGTGTTTGGTCGCACATTGTGCCGGCCATCACGGGCATCTTCACCGTCACAGACCCTGCCGTAAATTACCTGCAAATCGCATGGTGGGCAGACAACGTCGACGTGTACTTGGAGCACTACGCCGCCGGCGTGAGTCCCACACGGCCTGAGATTCCCTCGGTGATCCTCACCATCAACTTTGTTTCAGCGGGCTGACCATGGCAAACAAGTACCTGCGCAAGCACCTGACCCCGGCAGCGACCACGGAGACGACCATCTACACGGTGCCTGAGGCCAACACAGCGGTGGTGTCCTCGCTGCGGGTGACCAACCGCAACGCCTCCCCGGCCGCACTGTCGGTGAACGTCTACCCCAGCGGCGGGGCCACGGCCTTCGCCTTGCTCAAGAGCTATTCGCTGCCCACGGGCCAGACCATGGACGCTTTCAGTGGCGTGCCGTGCATCTTGGAGACGGGCGACGTGCTTAAAGTCACGTCGACCGTGGCCACAGTTGACTTTTATCTGTCCTACTTAGAGACGGACAGGTCGTAATGAGTGGACAAAACAAGGCTTTTTGTTGGATAATTTCAGCCATCATCGCGTCCTTTCCCGGCGCGCGGCTCTCAACTGAGCTACTGGCAAAAACTGGAAAGGACTATCATGGATGAAGAAGGCATCATGGCTCTCCCACAGGGATCAGCCATGCAGGGGCAAGAGGCCCAACCGAGCGTGACCAGCATGCAGGCGTACGACGCCGCTCAAACTGCGATGGGCATGACCGACCCCGAAGGCTTGGCCGCGCTCACCGAGTCGCTGCGCCAGAACTTGGCCGGCATTGAGCTCTCGCCTTCTGAGCTGGCCACCATGATCGAGCTCTTTGAGTATCTGTCCCAGCGCCCTGCCGAGTACCCCACACTGCGCCAACAGCTGATTGATCAGGACGTTGTTGACGCAGAGGACCTTCCTGAAGATTACGATCCGGAGTTCTTGGGTGCCATGTTGGCCGCCCTGAACGAGCTTCAAATCATGCAGGGCCAAGGCGCGCAAGCCCCGATGCAGGACATGGACCCCATGGCTGGCATGGGCGGTATGGCTCCAATGGCCATGGCCGAAGGTGGCTTGGCAGACGTGGCGTCTTACTTGGCCTCACAGGGCCGAAACGGCGACAGTATGTTGGCGCACATCACGCCAGAAGAAGCCCAGCTGCTGTACTCACGTGGTGGCTCTGGCACGATCAACCCCGTCACGGGCTTGCCAGAATTCTTCAAGAAGTTCTTCAAGGGCGTCAAAGAAGCCGTCAAGTCGGTCGGCAACGCAGTCAAGAAGGTTGCCGCCAGTCCTGTCGGGAAAATCATCCTGACTGTGGGCTTGGCCGTGGCCCTCGGCCCAGCAGGCGTGGGCTTATCGATGGGCACCGCCGCTGGTGTGGCCAGCGCTGGCGTTACCTTGGCAGGTGGCGGTACTGTCAAGCAGGCCTTGGTGGCCGGTGCCATGGGCTACATCGGCGGGGGCGGCACGGTCATGGGCTACAGCCCCGTGTCGTCCGTTGGAAGTTTCTTGCCGGGGGCAGCAGGAAGTGCCCTGAACACTGGATTAGCCACCGGCGTCATTGGTGCCGGTATTGGCAAGCTCAGTGGCATGAGCACCAATGAGGCCCTGCGGATGGGCCTGACTTCGGGTCTTTCAGCCGCTGCTATGCAAGGCATAGACAATGCGCGAGCCACCCCGGCAAAGGACGCCCAGTTCCGTGCCGACTTTGACGCCGCAGGCGCTCCCCCTGCCGCCGCTCCGGGCGCGAACGTGGGGGCCGATGGTTTCACCCCCACCGGTGTCGACGCGGTAGGCCCTGCCGGCACCATCGGCACGGCTCAGGATTTGGCGGCTGCAGCCCCTCAAAACGCGGCTATGCAGTTTGGTCCCACGCCTGATGGAACGATGGCTCCATATGACCCTGCCTATGACTATAACAAGATGATCGGCATTGATCCTGCGCCGACAGCGGCTGCGCGGCTTGGCCCAACGCCTACTGGAACGATGGC